ACGACGCCGACAGCCTCCGCGGCGGACGGATTCGGATCCTCGAGGATTTCCGCGACGTTGTCGCCCGATTGATCCTTCGCCTCGAGCAGAATCTGTCGCATTGCCCCGGGCGGCCGGATGATCATCCCGGGCTCATACCCCCGCCACTTGCGCACGATGCGCACAGCGATTTTGTTCGCGATTCTGCTCGTGTCGATCTTGGGCGCGATCTTGCTTGTGTCGAATTTGCTCATCGTCTCGCCTCCTGCGGCATGCCGCCCGCGTCGTAATCGTTGATCGTCTGATAGATCGTTTTCAGATCCTGACCGGGCCAGGACACCATTTCGAGCATGTGACCGACGACGATCCGGGGCGCAAGAAACAACGTCCTGCCGCTTTGCGTCCAGCGATGCCAGAACTGAATGTCGGCGTCTTTTCTTCCGGCCGCCCATCTGCCATCCTCGTTCGGCGTGCCATTCATCCACGGGCGTTCGAAACCGCGCAAACTCTCCGCCCGCATGATCGTCAGGCCGAAGTGCCCATGACTCACCGGCAGGAGATTCCGCGCGAGTTGGAACATTCCGATCGATGGCACAGGCTTTCCGTCCTTCCCCAGGATTCCGAATAGAGCGTGGTCGCTGTTCCGTTTGCTCTCAAGCGGGAAGATCGCATCCGCGTCCGGGTATGCTTCCATCAGCCGGTAGAGTTCGAGCACGTCCTCATAACGGAACACCGTGTCGTAATCGCACGCGATCACATACCTGACGTCGGGCTCCGAGATCTGAGATTCGATCAATTCGCTCAGGATCTGGTGCCAATAGGCGCCGCCCGCCATCTGATACGGCACGCGGGCCCTGCCGAACGCCATCGAAGCGCAGCGAAAGTGCATCACCGGACCGAAACGCGGGGCCGAAAGCACGGCGACCGTCCCCTCGCAGAACTTGGCCGGACCGCTTGGCTTGAACCCGCCGAGGTTTAGGCTTATCGGAAGCGCGGCGCAATCCTGAATCTCCGAAGTCCATTCGTGGATGCGCTCGAGGCCGAGATCGAGAAATAACTCGGTCAGCAGTTCCCGATCGAATCCGCATCCGTGGTGATCGCGCGCATCGACATGACCGCCGAAAACGTATCCCTGAATGTTGAACGGCTTGCCGTCCAGATAATCGCGGGCGATTTTCTCGAAGTCCGGAACGGCAACGCGCAACAATCCGCCAGGTGAGAGCTTTGCAATCCAGTGTTTCAGAACAGCCGCGACCTCAGTATGCGAGAAGTGCTCGAGCACATGCGATGCGCGTATTTCTTCGACCGATCCGTCCGCATCGGGCAGCGGGTAGAGCGAATCGCCGCTCGCCCCGTCGCGCGGCTCGAATCCTTCAATCGCAAGTCCGCCAGCCCCCAGGTTGACCCTCATGCGACCTTCGCGCGCAGCGAATCATCGGCAGAGTCGAGACGATAATCGTCGGCCGGATCGTAGACGTGCGAGTTGATCCCTATCAGCACGCTCCCGCGCCTGATGTGAAATTCGTGATATTCGCCGGGTTTCACGCTGTAGATCGCTCCGATTTCCATCGGCGCGCGATCCGGCGAGCCGCCGCGCACGATGTCGCATGCGCCACTGCTCAGAATGAACTGCTCTTCCTTGCGCATGTGATAGTGGCGGCCGATGACCGTATCCATCTTCGCCCTGATCAGTTTCGCCTCGGGGAAGCTGTATAGATCGCGCCGCTCGTCACTGTGTACCGGCTGCAGCTTCTTCATCTCAGCGTCAACCATGATCTTCACCAGCTCCTCGAACTTCACGCGCGGCTCGAATCCGATCAGCCGGCGGCTTTTCTCCGGATCCCCGCAAAGCAGATCAACCTCCGCCGGGCGTCTCAGCGTCTTGTCGTGCTCGACGTGTCGCTCCCAGTCTATGATTCCAACGTGCGCGAATGCGCGCTCGACGAATTCGCGCACCGAATGCGTCTCGCCGGTTGCGATGACGAAATCATCCGGGACGGGATGCTGCATGATCGCGTGGATCCACTCGACGTATTCCTTCGCGTAGCCCCAATCGCGCTTTGCATCGAGATTCCCGAGTTTGATGCTCTTCCGCAGCCCCATCGCGATTTCGGCCGCCGCCTTGCAGACCTTGCGACTCAGAAATGCCTCGCCGCGGCGCGGGCTTTCGTGATTGAAGAGAATCCCGCAGTAGACCTTCGTGCCGTAGGCCTCGCGCCAGATCCTCGCATGGTTGAACGCGCTCACCTTTGAACTGCCGTATGGCGAGCGCGGATAAAACGGCGTTCTCTCATTCTGCGGCGTCTCCTGCACCTTGCCGAACATCTCGCTTGAGCACGCTTGATAAATCTTGCAATCAAGACCGAGCGTTCGCACCGCCTCCATGATCCGCAACAGACCGCCGGCATTGATGTCCTGCGTCACCTCCGCCTGATCGTAGGAATCGCGAACCTGACTCATCGCGGCCAGGTTATAGATCTCATCCGGCCGAACCGAGGCGATGATCCGAAAGAGGCTCGCGCCGTCGGTCATATCCCCGCCGTGAAAATTCACCCGGTGCGCGAACGTGCCTACATTCGAGAAGTTCGGCTGCGCCACGCGCCGGATGACGCCGTGAACCTCGTAACCTTTCTCGAGCAGCAGCTCGGCGAGGTAGGATCCATCCTGCCCGGTGATGCCAGTGATCAATGCGCGTTTCATGCTTCCTCCTGTCAAAGCCCTGAAAAAAGGCGCGGCAACCGGTCAGGAAACCGGAATTCGGGTGCCCCCTAGCCGCGCCTTGCGGATGATCAGCCGTCGACCACCGCCGACATGGCGCTGCGCGCGACCGTCGAGGTCTTTGCCTTGCCGAGCGTCGCCACTGCGGAGAGCAATTGCGCAGCGCCGTCCGGGCTCACCAGCAGCCTGAGATAGCGTTTGCGGCTGCGGCAATCGACGTTCAGACGCACGATCGTCGCCGCAGCCCCGGCCGGCGGGATCACGAATCCATTGGTCGCATCGCCGACAAATCCCGTGATATCGGCGAAGTTGGTCGCATCGGTGGTGTCGGCTTGCTGCAGCTTGAGCACCGACGGGTTCGAGGTGGTCGAGGCCTGGCTATCGAGGATCACGTCGACGGCGCATTCCTCGAAGCCGAGCCGATCGATGACGCCGGACGCGGTGGCGCCGGAGGTGACCGATTGCGGTTTGATGGCGACAATGGTCGCCGTGTTCTGAAGCGGCATCATGGCTTGTTGCTCCTAAAAAATTCCGAAGATGGGCCGGCTTTCGCCAGCCCGGATCAGATCAGCTCGCGGATCAGGTCGTGCCGACCAGGACGGCGAAGGGCGATTTGACGGTGGTCGACCCGAGATCGTTGATGTTGATGTCGAAGCGCTCCGTGCCCTTGATGCCGATCTGGTCCTGCTCCCAGTACTGTTCGTTGGACAGAGCAACACGGATGCCGCGCCGATCCCCCATCGTCGCCGCTTGGCGCAGGTTTCCGAAGGCGATCATCGGCAACGCGTTGTAGGTCGTCGCCGAATCATCGGGGAACACCGGCGAAACTTCGATCGGATAGCCGAGGAACGTCGGCCGCGTCGCCTGCTGCAGATTGTCGACGCTGTTCCCGCCACCCGCGATCTTGATAGCGTCGAACACGAGCGCTTGCGCGGTCGGGCTGCAATACCATGCGGAGCCTGATTTCGCGAACTGCGGAATGGCAGACATCAGCTTCAGCAGGTCGCTGCTGTTGATCTCCGCCAGGGTGTCATGCGTCGATGCTGCCGCGACCTTCGACTTCGTGAAACCGGCCTGCAGCGCCTTGACCAGAATCCCGACAATGCCGCCATCGGCCGCGATCCCGGTCCCGGTGAAGCCCACCGTGTCTTCCTTGATCGCGAAGGCGTAGGCGATTTCCTGCGCCATCGTGTCGGCAAGATCGATGATCGCGTCCTCCGAAACCTCCGAAGACATGCGCGTGAGCACCATCAGCTTCTTCGCCACCAGCTGCACGTTGTCCCAGCTCGCGTCCGATTGGGATCCGGTTTGACCTTCGCCGACGAAGGTCGCGGTCACCCCGCCCACGCGCCGCGGCACGTTGCGGGTGTCCGAGCCCATCGGCATGACGCGGCAGACGCGCCGGAAGAGGCCATACTCCTCGCGCAGATCGATGATGGCCCGTTCGAATTCCTCGGGCACGAGCGCGCCGCCGGAGGTGTTCACGCCGCCGGAAAGCGCGGAGCGCACGCCGACGCCATTCCTGCGGCACCATTCCTGAGAACTCACGTCGCCGTAGATCGTGGCGCGCAGCCACATCCCGGAGCGATAGGCCTGCATCTGGCCCTGCGCCGTTTTCTGGAACGCGACGAGTTTGCCGTAAGAGCGCGGGATTTCGACGCGCGGGCCCGCATCCGTATTGCGGACGGTGGCCTGCGGACGCTCGATCTCCGTCTCATCCGGGTTCGGGCTCAGTTGAGCCTTCACCGTCGGCTTGGGATCGCCGAAGGTCGGGGCAGCGGCGGCCTCAAGCTTCATTCGCCGCTCGATGTCGGTGTTCATCTCGGTGACCCGGAGGACTGCCGCGTCATACTTGGACTGTTCCTCCGCGGTCATGGCGCGATCGCTGGCGTCGGCCGCGTCGAGGATTCCCTCGGCTTCGGCGAGGAGCGCCTGGCGATCCTGTTTCAGTTCGGTGACGGTTTTCATGGATACTCCACGGGAAAGGGGCAACAAAAAACCCGCACTCGGCGGGTTTGCATTGACAGGTTCATCGGCCTTAGGGCCGGCGCGTCGCGGCGCTATGGCGCCCGCGCGGATCGACGCCTGTCAGGCGTCTAGGTGTTCAACATCCTGAGTTGCTCGCGCCGTCGGCGCTTGTCCTCGATTGCGAGATCCATGGCCGAGGCGATGGCCGCCGGCACCTTGAATCCGTACTTCGACAGATCGAACCGCGCGAGGGCAGCGGCCCTAACAGGTTCGTCGATGACGTCGGCCAGACCGTATTTCACGGCGTCCTCGGCCGCGACCCACGTCTCGGCATCCAGCATATTCACCAGATCCTCGCGGCGGAGCTTGTCGCCCGCCTTGCGCAGATAAGTTCCGACCGCGTTGTCGCGCATCATTCGCAGGTCGGATGCCGCCTTGACCATGACGGATTCGTCGCCGGCGACGAGCATCCACGGATTGTGGATGAACAGGAATGCGTTTGACGGCATCTCGATGCTGTCGCCGGCCATTGCAATGATCGATGCGGCCGAGGCCGCAATCCCATCGACGCGCGTGATGACCTTCGATTTCAGCGAACGGAAATTGTTGTAGATCGCATTGCCGTCGGTGAAAACGCCACCGGGTGAATTAATCCTGACCGTCAATTCATCCCCCGGACCGAGTTTCAGGGCCTTGACCTGTTCGATCAGTTGCATCGGATCGACGCCCCCGCCGAACCACCCGACGCCGATCTCGTCATAGATGAACACCTCGGCGGCGTTGTCCTTTTTCGCGGAGACCTTGAACCATTCCCTCGTTCCAGCCTGCGGGCGGTCGCCAAACGGTTTTTCCATGGTCATTCTCCGAGCACGAGACGTTCCAGAAATTCGACCTTGCGCAATTTCAACTCGTCCTGAGAGATCCCACGATCCTCGGCAAGAAGGTTGAGCTGCATCGCCATCGAGCAATACTTCGCCGCCGTGTCTTCCGAGACGCCGAGCCAGGCGATCACCTTCTCGCCAATCTCGACATAGGCCGACACCCCGTCGGATTCCAGGGCGCGCGATTCGAACCTGACAAGGCGCTCGGCAGAGGCGCGGGCCAGTCGTTGCACGGCAGCCGGGGGCGCCGCGGGGGCGGTCGGAGCTGACGGCGCCGGAAGCGCGGTGGTTCCATTCGCAGCAGCAGCGGCGGCCTGTCCGGCCATTTCTGCCGACTGCATGTTCATCGGAACGAGATACATAGCCCCAAGATCGTTAGGCAATGGGTTGCGATCCTCGAGTTCAAGGATGTCATCGGCGGAATACCAGCCCCAATTGCGTGCGATTGCATACGCGTCGAATCGTGACTTCAAATCGCCGCGCAGAAGGCCCTCGACGACGTGCTTCGTGTAGAAGATGCTCTGTTTTCTAAACAGCTTGCGGTTGAACTCCTGTTCGAAGCGCACGAGCCACGGCCGGATCGTGTCGACGACCCACTCGATATTCTGGTGTTCTATGTTGGAGAAGGTGGCATGCGTCATCTCGCGCAACTTGTGAGGCGGCATGTTGAGCCAGCGCGCCCACTCCTCGACCGTGAACCGGCGCGACTCGATCAGCTGCGCTTCCTCATGGGTCGGATTCATCGGCTGAAACTTCATGCCGTTTTCCAGGATCGCAACGCGATGCGCGTTCTCGAGACCCTGCAGTTTCTGCGCGACCTCCGCCTTCAGGCGATCGAACTGGCTATTCGCCATCGGAGGTTTGTCCGTCTGCAGGAATCCGGAGATGTTCCCGCCGTTACGGAAGAACTTCGCCGCGTACTGATCCTGTGCGGTGTTGAGTCCGATCGCCTCGAGAGCGAGCTGTATCAGGCCATAGCCGCAAACCCCATCGAAGGCTAGGCCGGGAATGTGGAGAATGTTCTCCGGCTTCAGATATCGAACCTCCTTGTCCCAGGGGCGCACCTCATACCACAGCGTGCCCTGATCATCGCGCACAGGCTTCGCGATGTTCGGCGGGATCAGCCAGAGCTCGAACGGATTGCCTCGGTTGTCCCACAGTATTTCGGCGTAGGCATTCCCCCGACCGATCGCATGCATGATCCACGATTGACGCATCGACATCGCGGTCATTTCAGAATTCGGCTCGGTGTGAAGCAGATAATGCGCGGGGTGCTTGTCCCACACCTCGCGCTTCTTGCCATCGGTCTTGTAGACGTTGAGCGGCAACGATGCAACCGTCCCGGCGATCATGTTGACGCCGCAGTAATAGGCGGATAGGCGCAGCGCTGTTGCTTCGCTGACCTTGATCCCGGACGCCGCCTCGCGCTGCCCGAACAGCGCCTCCATGAACCAGGTCGCCGGCGATCGCGGCGTTGCTATCTCCGCGCTCGGGCGCCGGACAAGTGATGCGATGATTCCCATCAGCGCCGAATCGCAAGCAGGAATACAACGGCGCCGATGACGATCCAAGCCGCCGGGCCATTGATCTGCGCGATCCCGTAGCCGACAGAACCCAGTCCGCCGAACACGAAGAGATCGCGCAGGTCTAACACTTTTGCCAAGGCCGAAACAAACCACCTCGGAAATGCGAGAATTTTCTTCATAGGTTCAACACCCGCAGTTCCCCGGTGAATTGCATGGCCGCCGGCGGATTGAGCGAAATGAGCGACACCGCGTTGAACATCGCAAGCAGCGGATCGATCTTCGCGAAACCGGCGGCCTGCTTGGTGATGACCACGGCATTCCCGCGCGGCTCGACCTTCGCATTGCCGGCGCACCAGGCCATCATCGGTTGCCCGCCATGCACTAGCCCGCCCTCGGCGAGCTTTCGCTCCGCGGTCTTGATCGCACCCGTCATCTTCCAACCCTGCGGGATCGCGACGATCTTCTCTTTCGGCACGCCGGCGAGTTCCAGCGCATCGAGGATCGCGCCGATCCCGGCCTGATCGACCCCGACCTTGTCGAGCTTCCCGGATGCCTCGCAATGCGCGACCAGATCGGCGACCTCGTCGACATCGTCGCCAATCTGATCGACCAGCGTCAGATTCCCATCGCGGGCGAAATCCCGGAAGCGCTCGGCCTCCGACTTCCGGCGCTCGAGCACCGACGGATGCGCCCATGCGTGCGTCCACGTCAGCCAATGACCGCCGCCGGTCTCGCGGCCGGTCACCGCGAATCCGAGAAGGTCATCGAGCCCGCCGCCATCGATCCCGACGTCGACCACTTCGCAGCGCGCGAGCAGCTCGTCCAACGTGAACGCGGGGATCGCCTGCGCTTCCCAGTAATCCGCACCCGCCCAGCGGTCGGAATGCAGTGCGAGACCGATCTCGACGTTCAGGTGTTTCGAGAAAAAACCGCACTGCGACTCGATGCCATCGTTCTCGGCAATGCGCCCAAGCCGCTCTATGTGCTCACGGTCTACGGATGCGCCAAGGTTCGGATTGGTGACGTACCAACTTTTTCTGTCGAGGTACGCTTTCTCCTTTAGCATCGCCGCCGGAAATTCGTAGAGCACCGGCAAGAACCGCTTGTCTTCGATCGACCCGTCCCGCACTCCCCTGGCGTACATCAGCTTTTTGCGGAAGATCCCCGCAGGCGCATCCGCCGATTGCGTGGACAGATAGATCGTGAACCCCTCCGGCCTCGACGCCAGACCCCCACAAGCCTCGAGCAGCATGGCCTCGGCGTTCAGTTGCTTCCCGAAGGCGTGGAGTTCGTCGACCAGCACTCCCGTCGCCTTCTTCCCGCCAACGGTCTCCGCGTCCGCCGCGACGACTTTCAGCATCCCGCCGTTCCCGCGGTGCGTGATCGTCCGAACATGGTCCTGGACTTGGAAAAGCGCATCCAACTCCGGGTCTTTGCGCACCATGTCGCGCGCCGGGTAGAAGCTATTGTTAGCGACCTCCACCGTGGGCGCGAGAATCAGAAACTCCGCCGACTCCCGCCAGTTGCGGATTAGCGCGGTCATCATGATCCCGGCCGCCGTGGTGCTCTTGCTGTTCTTCTTTGAGATCAGCAGGAAAAACTCGGTTATCAGCCGCCTTCCCACCACCTCGTCGTAAGCCCCGAACACCGAGCCAACAAAATCCGTGATCCATGGACGGCACAGCTCACCCATCGTCGGGGCGCCCTGGACATCAACAACCCGCAGCACTCGGAAGACCTCGAGCGCCGATTCGGCCTCATCCGGGAAGATGGGCGCAAACGGGATCAGAGATTCTCCGGCAACGATCCTCCGTTCCCAGTCCGGGCATGCCGTCGACCAGTCCATCAACGGTTATTGACGATGAGTTTCGGTGGTGCGGCCGGGGCGAACTTTCCAAATCCGGCGCGATCAGCCGCCGCCTGCTTCGCGTCCTTCTTGCCGCCATCACCGGTTTTCGTGTGAACGTATTGCGCCGCGGTGATCGCCATCCGACTGCGCACAGTGACCGACTGCTTCGGGTCATTCATCACGCGCAGCATGAATTCGAGCGGCGTTTCGTTCGCCGGAATGGCATTGTCAACATCGCCAACGCACGCAGAAATTCCATCCTCGGTCTTCTTCTTCGGCCCCGATCCAGGACGAGCGCCGCCGCTCCTACCTTTCATTCCGGCCATCGTTTGAACCCTCTGGAAAGGGGAACATTTTGTCTAAATGAGGACCATGGCGGTCGAGGACGGAAGAAGCGGTGGAGAAGTGATCCCCCCCTGCCTGTCTCTACGGTCGAACAATGGAAGTTGCCCAACCTCAGTCCTGTTGCCTTTCCTTTGATTGCACAGGCGACAAGCGCATTGAACGTTGCCATGCGTATGCGCTCCGCCCTTTGAAAGCGGCGTGCGATGATCCAGTTCCGGAGCGTTGCTGCGGCATGTCCCACGATTGCTTCTCGGGGTTGCCTTGCCACATATCTGGCAGCGCCATCCGTCCCGTTCGAAGATCTCAATGTGGTCGACTCTCTCCGCTTCTGCGCCGCGCTCAATCGCTCTGCGCTTAGCCTTTGCAACGCGCTTAGCGGACCTTCGACCACATGTATTCGAGCAGAACCTGCGCCTCTTCTGACCATATGCGGGCGTGAATGCATTGCCGCAGCACCGGCAGATGCGTTTCGGTTTGGCTCCAACCTTCGCCCTATTCCTCGCAAGCTCAACGGCCCTTGCCCGCGTCAATTCGCATTCGCGCGAACAGCATGTCTTCTTGTGCCTCGCCGTCCATTCCTTACCGCACTGCTTGCAAGTATTGAATTCCAACTTGCAATGCGGCCCAGGCTTATCCGAATTAGCAATGGTCCCGACGCGCCAATCCCTGATATGTGCGTATGCGCACGCCCGCGAGCAGTAGCTCGATTCCTTCTGCTTCCTCGGCCTGAACGCGATGCCGCAGCCTTTGCATGAAACCGGCCGGATCCTGAGTTGAGGGGCATGTTGCCGTCGGTTTGCTGCATAGTCGTGACATCTGGCGCAGCAATACTTGCCATGCGCCCGCGCGATGAACACTTTGCCGCAGTTCGCGCAATCACGCGGCTGTCCATTCTTTGGTCTATTCGGATGGATCAGCTCGATGTAACAGGCCTTACTGCATGATTTTGCAATGCGTCCCGACGACGTGAACACTTTCAGCGGCTTGCCGCATCGGCAAACCGGCGTATATTCCAACGCAGCCATCTTCGAACCTCGCTTGTTCGTTGTGGTCAGAGGCCCGGCCAGCGCTACAACGCTCGTCGGGCTTCGCTTTCTTCCTTGGATTTCACCGAGTCGTGGCAGGGCTTGCAGAGCGATTGCCAGTTGCTCTCGCGCCAGAACAGTTCTTTATCGCCTTGATGCGGGACGATGTGATCGACAATCGTCGCGGCTTCGACTCGGCCTTCACGTTCGCAGTAGCGGCACAGCGGGTGCGCTCTGAGGAACAGCTCTCTGGCCTTTCGCCATTTCCAGTTGTACCCGCGGTCGTTGCTGTTCATGGCGCTGTTGCGCCACGATCCGGAGTACGTGACTTGGATTCTGGACAGGCGCTGCTCGGCTATGCGCGGCTTAAGCGTGCGAAGCGGCGTTCTGGTTGAGTTTCCCATTCGATGCGCTTCGCGCGGATGAATCTAGAATGAGGGTGTACTTCCCCCTTTATCCCCCGTTGATCTGCCGCGCTTCACCCTAATCCGCTTGGTCTCGCTTTGGTCGTGGGCCCTTTAGGCCTTCGGACTTTATCCCCGGTCATCGGGGCGGGGCGCCGTTTCGATAGGTCGTTGCCCGCGCGTCGTGAGTGCTGCCTGGGTGAAGCGGTTGTGGCCTTGTACAAGCGCCCGACCGATGCTCTGGCCGGGCAAAGCGGGCGTGCTCACTGCCCGCAGTCGACGCCGTTCGGGAGGAGATGCCGAACGGCGGTCGGGGGATTCTGGCGCCGGATGGCGGCGACTTGCGTCATGGACCGCTCGGGCGGGCCGCCTCCGACATTGCTGGTTGCGGGTCCGGGTAACGATCCCGGCTCTCGAGGTTATGAGTCTCGCGTGGAACCTCTCCACCAACCCGCGGCTGCTCGAATTCAGTTCGGCGACGCCCCGCGCATTATTGCGATTCGCAACTCGGCCTCATGAGGATATTTTTCGGCAATCGCGAGAATCCCCTCATGAAACACGTCCAGAAGTTGCTGCGGGGTGATTCCATGCTCTTTGCCATATTCTCGAATCATCGATGCGGAGCAGTCGTGATTCGGTGGTGAAAAATCATTGTTCATGGCAGTACTCATTGGGAGACAGTTAGGTCTTCGGATAACGCCGTCGGGGTCGGGATCCCAATTCTGAAACGCAAAAGCCCGCGCGGGGCGGGCTTCGGTCTTCATTCAGCTTCCGGAAACGCAGAGAGCTCCATCAGGAGCGTGCGTCTCGTCTTTCGACGGCAGGTGCGAATTTGCGGCGAATGTACGCGCGAATTGTCGCCTTGTCAACAAGTTGCCGATCATGCACGTCGCGGCGGCCAGAAAGCCGGTCCAATCGACGTATCGGAGCGCCAGGCGCCGGCAGATCATCCGCTCGGGCATTCGGAAGACCCAATACAGCACGATCGCCTTGCGCTGCCGGCGCGGGAGATGGCGCATGGTGCGCTCGACCTCGAGGGCGGCGAGTTCGTCGATCGGCGGTGGGACGTGGCCGGGCGGGGTGACGAGCCAATCGCCCCAACCGGTCGGGGTATCGTCGGCGCGGGACTTGCGGCGGTAGCGGCCTTCGATGCTGAAACAGGACGCGCTCGCGCCGCGGCCGGAGCGCAGCCAGCGGGCCCAATTTGTGAGCAGATAGTCGAGGTCAAATTGCGCGAGATGCATCAATCGCCCTCTTCAAGACGGGCATCGGATTCCGACAGCTTTATGCGCAATGCTTCGATCTGTTCCTTGAGTCGATCCACCAGATCATCGAGTTCGTGCGCCGCTTTATACGGATCGATCTGTCGCGTATTTCTGCAGATCACATAGTCATCACCGCCCATTCGCGCGCTCCTCCGAATGCAGCCCGCACTTCGTCCCAGCAGATATTCAACATCAGGCAGCACCGAATCTGCGCCTCACATGTTGGCCCTTGACCCAGCCGGTAACCCAAGCAACGCCGTCTTGGTCGAAATACACGCCGTCGTCATCCTTTTGAAAGAAAGACCCAGGTTCGCAGCGAATCGCCGGAATAGAAAAACGCTCGCTGCTGTCCGTCAGCGGCGCCATTTCCGGCGTCAAATCTTCCAATTTCTGAAGTTCATCGAGCGTCATGCCCGCATATCTCCATGTAGAGCCCGCACTTCGTCCCGAACGTCCTTCCTCTGCCGCAAATCTCGATCGGCTGCGAATCCTGCCCGCACTGCCGGAACTCGACCCGCTCGATGTGCGCGCAGCCTTTGCAGGTTCGCGCCTCGGCTGCGGCGTATACGGCCGCGGGGTCACGGTAGTGGTCGGCGGGGAGGATG